CCAGTTGCGCCATTGCCCATTATCTCAATTGAGATGACATTTGCGACAGTGCCAACTGATCCCGTTCCGCTGACTCCGGTGATGGCCTGGAACGATATGGCTTCAGCACTCATCGTTCCGACAGAGCCAGTGGCACTATTGCCAGTTGCGGCCAGACTTCTACTGCTGGTTGCAGTGCCTGGCGAGAGTGTTGCGCTGTTTCCAGGCAAGCTAATGGCAGCGCTCTGAGTGACGCTACCAATCGACAGCGTCGCAGCGTTCCCTGTAACTGCCGCCGTAGTGCTTGGCGCTACAGTGCCAATGGATGCCGTGGATGCGTTGCCGGTGATGGCGACTGAGTACGTTATCCCTACAGTGCCGACATTGCCGGTTCCAATCGTCCCATCTTCTTGGATTGAAACATCAGCCAGTAGTGTCCCGATGGCAAGAGAAGACTCGTTGCCAGAGATGACAACATTGCCTATTCCATAGACACCAATGCCGTAGTAGCCTGTACCGTATGCAGCCACGGCGCTGCTCCTTCAGTTACGCCAGCCGGATCAGGCCGGTGCTGGAGTCGTTGGTTGGCATGGTCAGAGTGAACGTGCCGGCGGTAACAGTCTGCGATCCAAATGTATGGACGCTCACCGCCTTGTTGCTCTGGGTCGAGTTGTAGATCAGGACCGCGTCAAACGCCGTGGATAGCGTGACTGCGCTGAACGTAATGGACGCGCTGGGCGTGATAAACGCCGTGGTGCTTGTGGATGACGGTGCAGTGCCAAAGGTGACCGCTACGCCTCCGGCGGTGTAACCAGTGCCAGATACCTCGTTGGTTGCGCTGTAGGCCGTTGTGGAGGCATTCACGGTGGCGCTTGCCAGGTACAGCGCAGCCTTGAATGTGTCGGCGGTGGATGCGGTATGCGCTGGCACTCCGGTCCCGTTAAATGCGTGTACGGCGTTGAGCAAGTCAACTTTGAACGATGTACACATTGCTTGAGTGTTTGCGATGATAGTTCCGTTCTTGGGTTAAACCCATTTCAAGTTTTGCCATTTTTTGCCATTTTTTATTACACTTACATGAGCCTGTGTAATCCCAAAATCAGCAGCTATTTCTCTTTGCAGTCTATCTGATTTCCTTATCAAACAGACTTGTTCATTGGTAAGTTTTGATCTACCATGTTTTTCACCAGAACACGTTCTTCCTTTTTGCTTTGCATCTTGCATATTTTCCAACCTTGTACCAAGAACAAGGTGGCTGGGGTTAACGCAATTTCTGACATCACATTGGTGCATCACTTCTCTAGTGTCTAACACTCCAACAAATAAACGATAAGAGGCTCTGTGAGCCAACTCATGCTTGGATGGAGTCCTAAAAAATCCATACCCATTTTTCATGCAATACGCTTTCCAAAGCCAACATCCTGAGTCATGCTTGACAACATGGCTCATAAATCTTTCCGATTCTGGCGATCTAACTTTGCCAGACATGGCTATCCAATCATTTGAGTTATGCCCTCGCTAAACACATTGCGCTTTAGCGTAACGTGAACAGACCGATGCACCATTTCACCATCCAGCCAATACTCGATAAACGAAATTGTTTCGTTTTCAGTCTCTTCGGAACCCTCGCGCTTTTCCAGCAGCGAATCGTCCATCTCACCCTTTGTCGTGGTCACTATCATCCGAATGTCCTTGCTCTTGCCATCAGAGCGCCGCCCGTCATGGAGCCGCGCTCATCAGCTAGGTTGAGTGCGTCGATGCCCTTCTGATACAGGCCAGCCCATACCTGGATTCTCGCATCATCTTGGAGGTACGGCGCGGCCTGTAGCAGCGAACCGTAAAGGTAAACGTCGGGCGACAGAGTCAGCAGAAAGTTGGTCGTGTTCGACGTAGATAGCTTGCTGAGTTTCCCGTAATAGATCAACTCAGAAACGTAGGATGTGTCAGGTGTCGGCAGGACGCGGATCTGTCCACCGATAACGCAAAAGTACTTAGGCTGGCCGCTGGCGCTGTAGCTGACTTGCAAGTCATCCATTGCGTTGATGGTCTGGAATACCAGCGGGGAGATGGGGTTTGTACCCGTCAGTTTGAACGATTTAGCCTCCAGGTAGTCGCTTGGGAGTGCGTTGTACTCGTCGCTTATGGTGGCGTTGGCCCTGACAATCATCTGCCTGATGCGGAGATCACGCTCCATCTGGGATTCCGCGAGAGAGACAAAGTCGGTGATGGCAGACGTGAGATCGCTACGGTTGAGCCAATCGGCGACCGAGGCTTTCAGTTCAGCGTAGGTGCTAAGTGCCATGCTCTGCCTTTTCCTTCTCGATGTCGCGCATCATCCAGGTGTGGTCGTGCTTGAATTCAAACGTCCCGATGTGGCCGATCTCTTTGCTCACGTCGTGGTCTATGTAGATTTTATACCCTGCCGCCTGCGCCTTCCGGCAGAAGAAGATGTCCTCACCGATGTAGCCGCGCTTGTCGGTGCGCCAGGGAGTCTCGAACCAAGGTTCGGTCAGCTTCTCAAAGACGTTGCGCTTGATGAGCATCACGCCCATTCCGATGCTGCCAACTTCCTCGATGCCGGTTGACTCCGGCATGGTGTAGACCAGTTCGCGCTCACCGTCCGGACCATACTTCTGTGCAGTCGGGCCAGTAGGGATTCGGCGCCGAGCGCAGTTGGTCGCCACGATGTCTAGGTCGTGTTTTAGCAGGCGCTCCACCATGTCCTGGGGGAACGTCATGTCGGAGTCGATGAACAGGATGTGCGTGCAGCCCTCGGCCATCGCATCCAGCGCCAGGTCAGCACGCTGGTTCTGTATCAGCGTGCCCTGCATGATTTTTAAACTCACTGCGTCTGTCGTGTTCAGCGTGTGGTAGCAGACCATATTCACCAGGCAATAGGTAAAGTTGGCGTGGACCATGTCCCGCGCTGGGGTGCAGACTGCAATGTAGTTGTTCATACTTGTCCAGGTCTCGTTCTGAAAAATCTGTTGTCGGGGTCATTGAGCCAGCGTTTCATAAACGCCTGATCTTCTATCTTGCCCTCGGCCTTGAGTTTGTAGTAGACGCCCTCCGGAATGCTGGCAACGTGATGCCACTCGCCACTCCAGCTTGCGCGCTCATCTACCTTATTGAAATCCGCCTTGTTTGCTTCAACAACTGCTGTGACATCCTGCTGAGTCTGAATTGTTGCCTGGCCGGTTTCATCGTTGTAATGCCAAAAGCGGGTGATACCCGCTTCCTTGTTTTCGTCAAATATTTGTTTATTCATGCGTTAAAAAAGGGACCAGGTTTCCCTGATCCCTTCAAGTTGATTACGAAGTAACCAGGTCAGCAGCTAGGCCGTGAGCGTTCTCGGCCAGCACCTTGTGACCCCACTCGACCAACAACATACGCTTCTCAGCGTCGCCGGTCTTAGCGAGTTCAATTTGCTGGTAAGGACGCAGCACAACCATCTTGGCGTACTCAGGATCGAGTACCCATGCATCACGCTCACGTTGGAACCTGTTCGCTATAACGCTCACATTCCCGAAATCGCTCACGTAAACATCAACCGCCCCCACGAGGGTCGCAGGCTTGTCACCACCGTTGATGTTGAAACGGCTGGAAGCGATACCAGAGAAGCCAGACACGCGCTGCTTGTTAACAGGACCGCACATCAGGATCTTTGGAGTTCCGCCAGCAGTCCACACTTGCTGAATCACATTCTTGAGAATGGTTTCAGTAAAGGTGCGGACGTTACCGTCAGTACGGGCGCTGCTAGGCAGAGTCGTATAGGACGGGTTCACGCCGTTGGTCTGCATATCGACGTTAGTCTTTACCCAAGCGCCCAAAGATGCCGTACCGCGTGCGGTGCTGGTGCTACCGGCTGCGGCCACAGCGTTGTTCAGCATGGTGAACTCTTGGTCTCTTTTTAGCTCGCTCGAACGCTTCGCAATTTGGTAGGCTAATTCTGAGCGACGCCCTGCCTTGTTAACCACCTCTTCAGTCGCGGACAAGATGATGGTCTTGCGCGAAATCTGAGCGTAGTTTTGCAGGCGAACAGTTGCGGTAACAGCGTCAAAAGAGGCGACATCGTCACCCTCAATCTGCTTGTTGGCTGCGGCTGCTGCCAGGGTATCGCTTTGGAATTCAAACAGCGAATTGCTGATTGACTCACGCCCGATGTTGCTCATGTAAGGAGTTTCTTCGGGTGCGATATTGGTGAT